AGTGGTTCGGTGCCCGGTGGCAGGATATAAAGAACGCCCTGGCAACGGTGGCGTCCTGGTTCCTTACTATGTTTACCAACGCCTATACCAATGTGAAAAATGTTTTTTCCGCAATCGGCTCCTGGTTCGGTGCAAGGTGGACGGAAATAAAAACCGCCCTTTCCGCCGTTCCGTCATGGTTCGGTACGCAGTTTCAAAACGCATGGACGAATATTAAAAACGCCTTTGCCAATGTGACTTCTTTCTTTTCCGGTTTGTGGGAAAAAATCAAAGGCTGTTTTGTAAATGTGGGCGTAAAAATCGGTTCGGCGGTTGGGGACGCTTTTAAATCAGCAATAAACAGTTGTCTTTCTACCATAGAGGGCGTTGTGAATAAGTTTATCGGAATGATAAATGGCGTTATTGGCGTCATCAATGAGATACCGGGCGTTTCGCTTTCAAAAATCAGTACGCTTTCCCTGCCGAGACTGGCAAAGGGCGGAGTATTGAAAGAGGGCACCGCCATGGTAGCGGAAGCAGGCCCGGAACTTCTTAGTATGGTAAACGGAAAAGCAGTTGTAACACCGCTTTCCGGCAGTGCAAAGAACCAGGCCATGGAAAACGCAGGAAAGGGCAGCGGTGGGTATGTTCAGAATGTGAACATCACAAGCCCCAAGGCATTAAGCCCGTATGAGATAGCGAGACAGACCAGGTTACAGACAAGAAGCATGATTTTGGCAGTACAAAGGGGGTAAGGGAAAATGTCAGACATTAAAGTGGTTTGCACCAGTGACAAAAACGTGTCCCTTACCTTTACCTGGGACGATTTTACGCCGTTCCACCTGGTAGACATTGAGGGGATTTACGGCATTGAAAGCAACGTGGTAACAAGTGAGAACACAACCACGGACGGCAGCACCTACCAGGGAGCCACCGCAAAGGAAAGAAACATTGTCATTACCCTGGAAATGGATAGCAATTATAAAGAAAACCGCAATCTTTTATACCGCACATTCCCCATAAAGCGGACGGGAACAATGCAGTACATAGAGGACGGCGAAGCCAAGGCCATAGAATATGAGGTTGAAAGTGTTATACCGGGAGCCACAACGGGCGTGGTGCGTGATTACACCATTTCCCTTAAATGCACGGACCCGTATTTTAAGGACCTGGCAGACATTGAAGTGGTTATGGCGTCATGGGTCAGTGACTTCTATTTTCCGGCGTGCTTCCCGGAAGAGGGCCGCATATTTGGACACCGTGAAGCGGATTTGGTAAAGGAAATTGAAAACGAGAGCGGAGCGGACAACATAGGTATTGTGGTTATATTCCGGGCGGACGGAGCCGTGAAGAACCCGGCCATTTACCACACGGAAAGCGGAGAATTTACCAAGGTTGGATATTCGGACAATGATTTTATCATGTCATCCGGTCAGTATGTGATTATAAACACCTACACCGGAAAGAAAAATGCCTACCTTTTGGACGGCGTGACCCAGGCAGAGATTGAGAACCACAAAGACAATTACGGGGTCATTGACTGGGACACTGTTATTGAAAAATACGGGACGGTAATAAACGAGTATTTGGACGAGGACGGGGAATTTATCCAGTTGCAGGACGGAACCAATACATTGACATACACGGCGGACGAGGGCACCAATTACCTTTCCGTGTCGGTATATTACAGAATTTCATATTTGGGGGTGTGATTATGGAAATACACGTTTATGACCGGAACCTTAGACGCCTGGGGCATATCGAAAATCACACGTCTTTGCAGTGGCACCGAAAATATTACGAATGTGGCACGTTTGAGTTACATTGTCCGGTAACGGCGGAAAATTTACGGCTATTGCAACCGGGGAACATTATAACCAAGGGGGACAACAAGCAGGAAGCCGCCGTGATACGTGGGGACCAGGCGGAAGAGGAAAGCACCCTGGTAAATGAGATTACCAGGAACGGGTTTTTTCTTCCCGTCTACCTGGGGGACCGGTTGACGGGTCCGCAGTTTAATTTTAACGGAACCGTGGAAGCGGCCATGCACTATATGATTGGACGTATGGAGAAAATACCGCTTTTACAGATAGGAGCCACGACCGGGGACACCACAAAAGTGCAATTCCAGGCAACTTATAAGAATGTCCTGGAATACTTCACGAAGTTGGCGAAGTTTGCAGAAATAGGTTTCCGTATCGTGCCGGACTTCAAAAAAAAGACCATGACCTTTGAAACCTACAAAGGCGTGGACCGTACCCAGGCACAAGGGAAAAATCCCAGGGTCATATTTTCGGAGAGTTACGACAATTTGAACCAGGCAAAACATAATTACAGTGACGCAACCTATAAGACCAAGGTAATTGTGGGCGGAGCCGGGGACGGCCTGGCCCGTATCTATGTAACCGTGGGCGGCGGAACCGGATTTGATTTACGGGAAGTGTTTTTGGACGCCAAGGACATAAACAAAGAAGCACTTACGGACGCCGAGTATTTGGAAGCCCTTAAAACCAGGGGGCAGGAGTTTCTTAACGAAAACAAGATATTTGAAAACTTTGAAGCGGAAGCGGAAGCAGATGTAAATTTTACCTACGGAAAAGACTATGACCTGGGGGACGTTGTGACCGTAAAGAAGAAAAAGTGGAACACCGCACAGAACCTTAGAATTACGGAACTTTGCGAGGTTTACGAATATGGGGGCATGTATGTGGTGCCTACTTTTGGGGACGCCCTACCCACAACAATAAAATGGGACGAATAGAGGAAAGGAGAGGAAAAAGACCATGGCAGTAAGAGGATTTTTTTACAATGCTACCGACCTAAACGATAAAGAGCATATGTATAACGGCCAGGACATGAACGAGGACAAAGCCCCGTTCTATAAAGAGGGCGTTGCATACGGTCATTTGCAAGTGACGGCACCGGGCGGCACCATGGAAGTGACGGTGGACGGTGGCACCCGGACCGGGTACGCATATATCAATTTACACACTATCCACAATACCGCACCATTGACCCTTACATTGAGCCAGGCAAGCGGAACACTTCCAAGGATTGACCGCATTGTATTAAGGAATGACGAAACTGAAAGAAAGCCAAGTATTTACGTCTTAGAGGGTGCTTTTTCAAGCAATCCGCAGGCCCCGGAACTGGTAAACAATGATGTTATCCAGGAAAAGAGCCTGGCCCGTGTCTATGTGGCTGCCGGAGCCGTTGAGATTACCCAGGCAGACATTACAGACGAAAGGCCGGACAAGACGGTTTGCGGCTTTATCGGTTCACAGTTTGAAGAACTGGACTTTTCCCAGTGGTCCGCCCAGTTTAACAAATGGTTTTCAAGCGAGAAAAAAGCGGTGGAAAAAGACCATGCCGCTTTCATCAAAGAATACACCACTATGGTGCAGCAGTTTCAGACGGAGCGGACGGCACAGTGGGACGAATGGTTTGCGGCAAAGCAGGAGCAGCTTGCCGGAGACGTGGCCGGAAAATTGCAGTTGCAGATTGACGGATTAAGAACCAAGGTTCACAACATGGCCCACAAAGTCAATGTTGCCTACTTATTGGAAACAATCCAGGCGGCGGTCACGGTAACACTCACGAACATTACAACGGGAACGGTGCAGACGGCGGCAATTACAGAAAGCGGAATAGGCTTTTACATCACGGAAGCCGGGGACTATACCCTGGAAACCGATATGGAAAGCGTTATGGTAACGCCAAAGCGGCTTTCCATAGATTATATGGACCTTATGCACACAACCACAGTTTCCTTGCGTGAGGGCACCAATATGGCCTATATCGGCAATTACATGGGAACTTATTTATTAAAAGAAAGCGAGGTATAACACATGAAAGGATTTCCTAAAGTAATCAAAACCAAGTCCGACCTGGTAAACACCTTTAAACTGGTGCAGAAAAAGAGACTAAAAAAGGAAGATTGGTTGGCAGCAGTTGAAAAACTGGAAAATCAGAACTGGATTATGTGCCCGGTCATTGAACTGTCAGAGGACAGAAAGACGGTAAAAATTATGTTTTGTGCAGAGGTGGCAGCAGGGCAGAAAATCAAGAATGGAGCCGTTTACCCTACCGTCCAGGACGTTGAAACGGTGGAAGTGGAGAAAGATACCACCGAAGCGGAAAACGCCGCCACAGAGGGCCAGGAAGCCGCCACAGAGGGCAACACGGCAGCAGGGCAGGGCAACACAATTTCTTTTACGGTGCTTACCCTTTCAAAAGCCGTAAACATTGGCACGGTATCAATCGGCATTCCGGCGGCGGTTACGTTCTATGACCGTATGGGTATCACGGAAGCGGAAGTGGAAGAGATGAAAGGAGCGTTGGCATAATGAGCAGACTTTTTATTTATGACGAGAACATGACGGACGAGCGGGCCAAAATCACGGTTGCCAAAATGGCGGCCATTTCCGACATTGTGGCACCGGAAAAAGAGTATATTCAGTACAGTGCCCAGGGAGCCGTCACAATTATGGCAGGGTGCGTCATTGCGGTAGGGGAAAACGCAGTATTTAAGACGGCGGAAACCGTCCTTACCAAAGCCAATTTGGACCAGGGAAGCGATTTTGTACACGGTTCGGACTATTACATTTACATTTGCGACCCTGGGACGGACGCCCAGGACGAACTTTATTTGATTTCCTTAAATTCTTCCTGGCCGGACGGGGACGCCTGGGACGATACCAATACCCGTAAAATCGGCGGTTTCCATTATGGCCGTGTAAGAAATACGGACGATTACGGGCGTGCGGTCAATGCGTCCGGGTCCGTAAGGGGCAGCGGTTGGGAGAGCAATACCCGTGTGGATATTCTGCCTAACAGTGTATGGACCACAAAACACCGTCCGAAATGCGACCCGTCCGGTATGGTGTACCTGGGGAACGCATTATGGGGAGACATTTACCTTTCCAGTGATGATGGGGCAAACGGTTTACAATCCGTGTACGGCGGCACGCCGATAACCGGGACCGAGGGCCTTAACTGGTATATTGCAGGAGAACGTGCAAGACGTGTGGGAAAAAGGCTGCCGGATCACATGGAATTTACGGTGGCAGCAGACGGAAGCCCACAGGGCCTTGACAATTCCAATACAAACGGGTGGACAGCGAAAACCAACACGGCCAGAACGGCAGTGGGGAAAATTGCAAATGCTGTCAGTGCATTAAATATTTGCGACCTAGTGGGAAATGTCTGGAAACAGTTAAATGAGTTGATGCACGACCCAACAGCGGCATCTGGTGCCTGGTATGACGTATTTGGTGGCGGTTACGGTCAAGCGTGGATGTATTCAAGCACTGGCTTGCACGCCCTCATTGGCGGCGGCCGCTGGGACGGCGGCGTGCATTGCGGCTCCCGGACGGTGAATTGCAACAATTACCCGTGGTACGTGCACACGGACGATGGCGTGTGGTGCGTGTGTGACAGTCTGTAATCCCGTAGGGGTGGGCGAAAGCCCAACCCCTACAACGAAGAGGAAAAGAAGAAATGGCAGAGGAAAAAGAACCGGAACAAATAGACGCCTACATGGGCACTATGGAATTGTACCAAAAAATTTATGATTTTCTTTTATACATTTACCCTATCCTGGCCCAGTTTCCGAAATTTGAAAAGTTTGCATTGCAGACGCAGATTAAGACGGCAATATTTGAAATGCTAAAGGACATAATCCGTTTCAAGAAAACGGGTACGAAAAGCCATATTTATGCGGCAGACGTGGAATTGCAGCAGATTAAAACATTGATACGTCTATCCTACGATTTGCAGTATAAAGCAATAAGCAAGCACCGCTATGAGGTCATCAGCCGCCACACCAGGGCAATAGGCGGCACCATGAACGGCGTCATTGAAGCGGTAAAGGCCGGAACCTGGAAGCCCGACAAGTAAATGATTTGGGGAAACTGTTAATTCGCACCTGGCCTTTCCTGGCTTGCACGCCCTCATTGGCGGCGGCAACTGGAACAACGGCGTGCATTGCGGCTCCCGGACGGTGAATTGCAACAATTACCCGTGGAACGTGAACACGAACATTGGCGTGTGGTGCGTGTGTGACTTTACAATTTTATAGACATAGAAGCCCAAGCGGCCACTAGCAAAGATTTACATTTTAAGTAAGTCAGACGGTTTGCCCGTTCCGGTGCGATACCGGACAAACTAACAAAGCAAACCACCTTTTAGTAAAATAGAATATTTGAAAATTGGTAGGGATTAAATGAAAACAGTAAAGGGACTACATGAGAAAATGGGGACCTTTGAAAATGCCAATACTTCATTCCACCAGGCGGCAAGGCGCAAGCGGTACACGAATGAGGTATTGGCTTTTTCTATGGTTAAGGAAGAGGAACTTTTAAGAGCAACCGAGGAAATACAGAATTTAACATATAGGCAAGGGAAATATAAGATATTTAAGGTGTTTGAGCCAAAAGAACGGCTTATTATGGCGTTGCCGTTCTATGATAGAGTGGTGCAACACATGATTGTAAACGCAATAGGGCCGGTATTTGAAAAAAGGTTTTATTGCCATTCTTATGCTTGCCGTGAGGGGAAAGGTATGCACGCCGCAAGCAACCAGTTATACAAATGGCTTTATGAACTTATGGTTGTGCAGGGGCTACGGATATACGCCTTTAAAGGAGATATAAGTAAATACTTTGCGTCTATACCGCATGACGGCCTAAAAGATGAAAACAGACGGTACATAGGGGACAAGAAAGCCCTTTACCTTATGGATAACATCATAGACAGAAACGGAATATTGCCGGACGGCGTGGGCATACCCGTGGGAAATCTCACAAGCCAGTTATTTGCCAATGTGTACGGCAACCGCCTGGACAAATTCATAAAACACACCTTGCACATTAAATATTACGTCCGGTATATGGACGATTTTATAATTCTTTCCACGGATTTAAACCAGTTAAAGGAATGGGAAAAGCGGATTGAAGAATTTTTGGAAGAGGAAATGAAATTGCACATAAACCCTAAAAGCACCATTCTATACGCCGGAAACGGCGTGGACTTTTGCGGATATATCCACCACCCAACATATAGGAAAGTGCGTAAGGGGTCCGTCCGGCGATTGAAAAAGGACGTAAAGCACCTAAAGGCCGGGGAACTGGACCGGGAAACCTTTGACCGGAAATATCAAAGCCGCCTGGGGCACATGGGGCACGCCGACACCTACCACGTAACAAAGACCATTGAGTATGATTTACTGCTTTGGGAATTTGAGCAGACCCAAAGCGGCCTTTTGGTTCCGGTGTAAGTGGGTCAGAATTTCAACACCAGGGGGCGTATAATAAGCCAATAAACATTTAAGGAAAGGAAGATAAAGGAATGGATTTACAGACACTTATTATTGCAATGAGTATTCCGAGCGGCGTAACCGCTTTCTGTTTTTGGATGATTGAACAGAAAATAAAGAAGCAGCAGACGGAAGCGGAAGAAAAAGAAATAAGATCGGAAGAGCACACGTCTGAACTCC